TAAATACTTTTGTAAAGTTCTCGGAGGTCCCAAAAACAAGGCTCCAAAACTTCCTAAATAAATTATGTAAAGTTCTCGGAGGTCCCAAAAACAAGGCTCCAAAACTTCCTAAATAAATTATGTAAAGTTCTCGGAGGTCAACAGTATCCAAGCCTGTAGAGTACTCGGGAAGGTTATCTTACAACGTAAAATAAAATTGTTGATAAATTGTTGATAAATTGTTGATGGCAAAAATAAATTGTTGATAAATTGTTGATAAATTGTTGATCCAACCAAGATTTCCATGATTTTTGTTTCTATTATTTCTCAAACTATTATAATAAGAAATAATACATCAACGAGAACTATGACTGCATAAGAAAAACTTGGAATATCAACAAATTTATTTTATTTTGAAATCGAAGGAAAAATTCTTGGAAAAACAAAATACCTTATAGAATTTCCTAAATACCTTTGTAAAGTTTTCGGAGGTCCGAAAACAAGGATCCAAAACTTCCTAAATAAATTATGTAAAGTTCTCGGAAAACAAAATACCTTGGGATTTATGTCTTTGCACAAAGCACAAAGCAAAGACATAAAAAAAGGTATTGACACAAATGGTCTCACTTTTTTAGTTTTGTTATGTTATATATTAGCTAATTATGTTTTTGTAAGTTACTATCTTGTTACCATCGATCCAACCAAGACGTTTGCATGTTTATACACAAGGTTCTTCGTCATCTTCGTCTGAAATTCGACCCAGTTCTGCAAGTTCTGCAACCAATGCTTCCAGTATTTTCACGTCTTCGATATCGATTTCAGAACCTGAATCGGACTCCTCTTTCTTGGGAGCCTTCGGAGCCTTAGGGGTCTTGGGAGCTTTGGGTTCCTTCGGAGCTTTGGGTTCCTTCGGAGCCTTAGGGGTCTTGGGAGCTTTGGGAGCCTTCGGAGCTTTGGGTTCCTTAGGAGCTTTGGGTTCCTTAGGAGCTTTGGGAGTTTCGGCGACGACTTGAGGTTCAGCCACGACTTGAGGTTCAGCCACGACTTGAGGAGTGGCAGTCCTGATGAGTTCGAGAACCGCGGCAATTGCTTCCTCCTTCTTCGTCTTTTGCTTCTTCGGTACCTCAGCAACGGCATCAGTCGTGTCAGCAGCAGTCGTGGTGGGTTCGACAACCGCGGCGGCAGTTGCTGGCTTCTTCGTCTTTCGCTTCTTCGGTTCAGGTACCGCCACCGGTTCGGCCGCTGCAGCTGTCTCCTCGACGGGTGTCGGGGCCGTGGCAGCGGCTTTTCTTGCGCGAATAATTTTGACCTGTTTGTTCATTTCCTTGGCATGTTTTAAATAATCTTGCACAATCTCTGACTGCGTTTCGGTGTCTTCCGAAATCAGTTGTTCCATAAACTCGGTCATTGCGTCGCGTCGGTTATCATTTTCTTCCGACATGTGCTGCTCTTTGAATATATACATTATGTAGAAGGCGAAGTTTATGAACTTGCTGTACTTTTCGGGAAGTTCGACGTTATTTGCGACGGTTGACATTTTGTGATGTGGGGTTGTTATGATGACTGTTGAGATACCTTCATTTCGTTGATCAAAAAAGTGTTTCAATTTTTTGATCAACGAGAACATCTATTTTACGTTCCAGCCCACCTCCATCAAATCCATTCTAACACCCCGGCATCGTTCAACACTATATGTTTATTCGGCACCGACAATACAGAGTTATTCTTTATAAATGTCAAAAACAAAGCAATTTTCTCTTTATCCATCGGTTTTGTGAAAATATAATCGACCCCGCTCTCTACGAATTCATCTATATCGCTCTGTATAATGCTGCCGGTGCATCCAAAAATCACCTTGTCGTATTCCAGTTTCCTCAATATTTTACTCGTTAAAATTCCGTCCAAGTTTGGCATATTCTTGTCCAATATCACAATGTCAATATCATTTTTGTGGAATTTACCGAGAGCATCTAATCCGTCTACAGCCGTATAAATATTATTAATGGATGGAATATTCTGTAGAGATTTTCCCAATATTTTCGTGTTGATTTCACAGTCATCCACCAATAGAATATTGTAAGAGGGTTCCGCAGCCGGTTTCATGGAATGTTTTCTAAAAGGGTATGTTCTTATATATGACGGCATTTCGCTTTGCGGTTTATTGACTTCGTTGAAATAACAAGCCTTTTCCAATTTAGAAATCCTCTCTTCTATAACTTCTATCTTTTGTACAACACTCCCTAAATCGTTCTCTTTATCGTTCATTATACTATATTCATATGTGAAAGTATAAACAATAAAGTATTTTCAATTTTGTATTTCACAGTTATACCATTTTTGAGATGACTTGAAATAGCTCCGTTATTATTTATCGTCTAGAAAACGAGCCGTTCATAAAACCTCCTAAAATGTATTCGGTTTTATTGCAATTGCGAAAAGGTGTAAAATAGATAACAAAACTAATTAACCTTCTGACCGTGAGAACCATGATAATATTGTATATCGGTATCTTTGAAATAATACTTACTGTCAATTAAAAGAGACAAAATATAACCCCAAATCGGTAAGTCTCCCCAGCGATTTGAGAAAATACAATTCGACTTTTTAATTTTTTCCAAAATAGACTTTACTATTTTATTATTATTGAAATAATTTACATTTACAATCATTACATTTGTATAAGGACATTGCACTTCATCAAAAGATTTATATGGACTTATATTGTTTTCAACTATAAAATCATAAAAAAGATCTCTCATTCCAACAATTACATTTTCATTGTCAATACTACCGGCAATATTATTGGAACCACATGAAAACATAATTTCTCTTTCATTATATTTTTTAAAAATATCACTATTCAAAGCTGTTATAATACAATCCTCGTCTATTCTTATAATATATTCATAATCCTTCAAATAATCTAAAAAATCGATTGACCAAAAATAACACATGTTTTTATATCCCATAGGAAATCCTTTACTTAATTCTGTAGGAGGACATTTATCATTAATTTCCGTGTTATTATAAAATGCAACCACTGTAAAAATAATTGGCATATTTGGAGTGGCTTGCCGAATATAATTCTGGTGTTCATCAGTTATATTTCCTTCGTGAAAAATAATAACATCCATTAAATTTGGATTTTCTAGTTTACTGTAATAAACATCATATATAGAAACGTTACGGGAAATAAGGGTGTGGTATTTTTCTATATCATCGTAGCCACGTGTTAATGCAACAATTGCATTTTTATCATTTATTTTATGCATTCCCTCTCTTTTCGGAACCAATAAATTAATAATTATAATACAAAGTAAACTAGATATTACAAAAATTATATTATATTTATTCATATATACTACACGAATATAATATAAAAATCTTCTAAATTTGCCGAAATTGAATAAACTGATCGAGGACGACTAAGTTCTCACTGTTTGTCTAAATCCATACCGGTTAGTACTTCAAAAACCGTGTTATCTCGTAGACCGGGATTTGTCTTCATCAACATATATTGGTATTTATGATTAACGTTGCTTCTTATTTGACGACTATCGATGGTTCTGTCATAGTCGTCTTTCGAATACGTAAATGCAACCGACAAATTATTATTCCAAGAAACCGTTTTTTTGCGATGACTTGGAATAGCCCTGTTATTATTTATGTAAAAGTATGAATAATTGTGTAAAATCGGTGGATGAAAATGCATCTGTTGAAACTGCAAATTTTTCGGAGGCGTTTGAGGTAACAGTTCGTAGTTTATGTAAGACATACTTCTGGCTTCATTGAAACTGTAAAAATTTAGAGTGTTCATTTACATAATTGTATATTTTATTGCACCATTATCATTTCAATTTTATGTCTAACCGCCTTCGTAAAAAACGTCCAATAAAACGGCTAATAACATCGGGAACTGCCAATTGGAAAATATAGACTTGTGTTTGTATTCTCGCATTACAATAACCTGTATGAAGAAGTAGAAACTCAACAGTGTTGAAAACCCCAACAATACGATAAACAGTCGGTGCAAATTATGATCAAAAACATTCTTTATTTTCATATCTATAACTGATATAGAGATTATATTACAATGATACTGTAGAAAATGAAAGTAAAAATATTTATAGATGACCGCAATTATCTAAAATGGTCATTCCATGAACTGGAGAACAATGTCCAAGTTCCGATCGAGAACGTCCCGATTTTACAGAAAATTCATCCGGCGGAAAACAAACTCTTCAGTAAAGACATCATTACGGTATCCGAAAACGCATCCTACGATATCGTATATTCTTCCACGAAAACGAATGACAAGATTGCCGGAGTATTACTGTTGGAGAACAACAAGACCTACGGGAGAACATCTAACCAGAAACGCCTACTCTATAAATGCATTCCCGACGATAAACATCTGCCCATATTCTTGATACCCTTTGAAGTGAAAATGGGCTTCAATAAATTCCAGAAAAACAAATATATCGTATTCAAGTACGATAATTGGAACGACAAACATCCACACGGCATAATTACGGAGACCATCGGCGACGTGGACGGACTAGAAGCGTTCTATGAATATCAATTATACTGTAAAAGTCTACACATATCATTGGTCGATTTCAACGATAAAACACGCAAAGTGTTGAAAAATCACACGCAGGAAGAATATATCGAAAAAATTCTGGGGAATAGAGAACAATTCGACATCGAAGATAGGCGAGACGAAAACGTTTTCACGATTGATCCGCCGAATAGTGTGGATTTCGACGACGGGATTAGTATACAGCATTACCCAGATAGATCGAAGATAACGGTTTATATCGCCAATGTGTATTTCTGGTTAGAGACCCTCGGCCTTTGGAAATCATTCAGTAAGAGGGTCGCTACGATTTATCTGCCGGATAGAAGGAGACCCATGTTGCCAACGATTTTGTCGGATACATTATGTAGTCTACAGGAAGGACATGATCGATTTGCGTTCTCGATGGAAGTCGTCGTTGATAATAATACCGGCGAGGTAATCGGAGAACCCACGTGCCGAAATGTTATCATCAATGTAAATAAGAATTACTGTTATGAAGACCGAGAACTTTTACACAATAACCCTCATTATAATAATCTGTTGAGAATAACCCAGAAAATGGATAAAACGGTGAGAACCAGCAACGACTTGGTTTCGCATTGGATGATTTTAATGAATAAGATGATCGGTGCATTCATGTCTAGCCGGAAAATGGGCATTTTCCGAGCGACGACGTCAATTGACGGAAACCGCCACGACGAAAGCATATTGGAACGGCTTGATCCGGAAACGAAACGTGTTATTCAATCGTGGAATAATAATATGGGTAAATATGTTTTTTATGAAGACAACATTTCGTTGGATCATTTTATGATGGATAAGCCTTATATCCACATAACTAGTCCTATCCGCAGATTGGTCGATCTGTTAAATCAAATGATTATGTTTAAACATTTGAATTTAGTGAGAATGAGTGACGGCGCAAACGAGTTTGTTGAGAATTGGATCCACCAAATGGAATACATAAATACGTCAATGAGATCCATTCGTAAGATCCAAACCGACTGTGAATTGATAAACCGATGTTTTACGGATCAGACCATTATGAATACGGTACATAGAGGCGTGGTATTCGATAAAATAGTGAAAAATGACGGTACTAATCACTACATGGTATATTTAGAAAAAATCAAACTGTTATCCCGTATAATAACACACATCGATATTATACCGTACAGTATCTGTGATTTCCAATTGTATTTATTCGAGGACGAATACCGGACAAAAC